CCCTAACAACATAGCTTTATATCTCATTCCATATTGATTTAATCCGTTTTCTTTGTAGATATTCCATTTAAATTTTTCTGTTAATAAAACTTTTTCTAACCACATTCTAACAGCTCTTTCATCATCAGTTTTAATCAATTTTCCGTTGCTTCTAAGCATTCTCTTTTTTTGAAAATCTATTAAAAAAGTTTTTCCATTTGTGATTTTATCTGTAGTTGTATTATTTGTAGAATAATCTATAAAATTTATTTTTGGTAATATTGCCACTCTAAACTCACCTCCAGTGCATAGTTGAATACATCTACAACAAAGAATTTATCCTCTGCAACATTTGGAATTACAAGTACGTACATTCCTTCTTTTAAATTAAAGACTGTTTGTAGTATAAATTTCCCTTTAGTTTTATTGTCGGTTTCGCTTGTGCTTCCTATATAACTACCACTATGCCCAGATAATGTTAAATTAGTATCTCCAGCACTATCGTTACCTCCACCACTTGTACTTAATCCATTAATTTCACAATTACTAGATTTATTACCTTGACTTTCAAAGTCTTTCATTGTACATTCGATTTCTAGCCTGTTTGTGATAGCATTTGAAAGATATATTTTATCAGCATCTATAACTCCATATCCATTTAAAAGTTCGATAGAAATATTTGGTAGTGGGCTTAAAATCTTTCCTAGCACTGCACCGATGGGAGATGGATTATCTCTCTCTTTAAATTTCTCTGCAAGTGCAATATCCCAACTTTTTTTCTCTTTACTCATCTTTATATGCCTCCAGCTTCAAAGTCGCTCTATGTATATTATTAGATATAGTGTGTGTACTCTCTTTAATTACATACTCTCCAAACAATTTAAAAAGTGGGATATTTAAATCTATAACTCTCCCGCTTTTAACCTTGTCATCGCCCAAAACATCGATAGTAAAATCTTCTGTAATTCTATTTAATTTTTTTAATTCATTTTTAGCTACCAAATTTGCTTTATTGTGTTCCTTTTCATCTAGAATTACGACCTCTTGTAACATTCCGTATTTTTCAATACTCTTACTATCTTGCTCTTTCCCCACAGTTCTTACAGCACCTTTATCTTCCGTGATTACAAGTACACTATTTTTCATATCCACAATAGATTTTGTAAGTGCTATACTTCCGATATTATCACTTATATTAATAAAATTTTCTTTGTGCATCTCAAATTGTCCATTTACTTTTATCTTTTTAAAAGGCGATATTATTAGCTTTTGCATGTCATATTCAATAAAAAATTTCTTAGAATTAAATTGTGAGCATTGCTCTATAATATCATAAATCACATCAGAAACAGTCTTATCTTTGTAGATTTTATCTATCTTTGTATCTAGTCCACTCACTTCTACTTTAATTCCAATTTCTTCACAAAGTGCTTTAACACAATCATTTCCTACCATTTTTTTAAATTGCTTTATGATAGTAGATTTGTTTAGATACCAAGCCATATCGTATGCTGTAAAGTTCGTAGTTTTGCCGTTTGGCGACTCTGTAACTATAATTGCTTGTATTAAAGTTTCTCCAGCAGAGTTTATAATCTGTATTGGATCTCCCAAAGTAATGTTGTATAAAAATTCAAAATTTTTATCATGTCTGTTAACAGCTAAAGTAAAATCTACCTCAACTCCCAAAGTATCTACTGTATCTCTCCAATTTAAATCTGAAATGTAGTCTGTTACATTTATATCTTTTATCATTACTTTATACATTTTTATCACCTTGACCATTTGGTAAAATGTATTCTTTAATGTCTAAAGTAAATGGTACATCTCCTGCTTTATCTCTTAAAGTGTAAGTAAAATTATATCTACATAGCATATTTAGCACTACTTTATATCCATCTACAATTATAATTCTTAATGGGATTTTAGCATCTCTGTACTTTTCAAAAAAATTGTTGGAAATTAAAAAGGCTCACAAAACTATATCTTTTTGAAGGGAAAAAAGAAGAAAATGAGAAATTTCTAAGCCCTTTTCCACCGATTAAATTAAGAGTTGTACCGTTAATTGTTGTAAATTCTTCATCTCCAGTTTCACAAGTTATAGGCTCTATCGCTTGTACTATCGGTATATTGGCTACTTCTAGTTGTATTCCATTTTCTTCTGCTATAAAAATTATATACATATCTTTCTCCCTCCTTTCTTACATATTACCTAGTGTTGCTAATATTTTTTGTGCTGTGTACTCTCCATATTTTTCCATATGCTCTTTTTCACCAATAAAGTTTCCAGAAACATTTATAATTACTGTAATACCCTTGTTGCTACTCTTTTTTTCTAGTGTTTTGCTTTCTTCATGGCTTAAAATTTTAGTTCCAGCTGGTAAAATGGCAGTTTCATTTCTTCCACCTTCATTTATTCCAGTTGTACCTCCCTTAAAATAAGCCGTTCCTAGTGCGTGTCTAGGATTTTTAACAGCAGATGTAGTTGTTCCCGATTTATTACTTCCACCAACAGTATCACTTGTCTTTACTTCATTTACAGTAAATGTTTTATCCTCAACTTTAGTGTTATTCCAAAATTTCAACTTATCTATAAGTCCGTCAAAGGCTTTTTTTGCGGTTTCGATTGGGTGTAATATAATATCTAGTGCGTTCATTAAGCTATCCCAAGCACTCATAAAAACACCAGTTATAAAATCTGTTACCTTATTAAAGCCCTCTTTTAATTTACCTAATGCCTCTATAACTCCGTCCCATATAGCAGTAAAAATACCACCAACGACACTACAAACTCCTGATATAACATCTTTTACATAATTAAATGCACCAACTAAACCATTCCATATATATTCACCAAACCCCTTAATAGTATCCCAATTTTCCGTAATCACTCTCTTAAAAAATAAGAATAAATTAATCAATCCACCAATAGGATTCCCAAATTTGATTATAAATTTAAGGACTTTACCAAGAGGGTTATTGTCTAATTTAGCCCATAATTCCATAGTTTTCTTTTTAACTAAGTCCCAGTTTTTGCATAATAACCATATACCACCGACCAACAAGGCAATAGCTCCTATAACTATCCCTATTGGGTTTGCATTCATAGCAGCATTTAAAGCCCATTGTTTTATAGTTAATTGTCCAGTAAGTATTGCTTGTGCAGTATCTAAAGCCATTTTAGTTTTCATAATTCCTGCATAAATTAACTCCTTGTTATTTCTTATTGTTGTTGCAATATTATATGCTGTAATTGCTCCCACAATAGTATAAACAACAGGACTTATTCTATCCCAATTATTTATTATGTCTTGTGCTATATCTATTGCAACAGTTCCAGCATCTGATAATATTTTCCAAGTTTCTTCTAATGCAGGTTTAACCTTTTCAAATATTTTTCCAAATATTTCTTTAAGTTTGTCTATGTATGGACTAGCTTTATTTACAAGTTCTTGTATCTTATCTGCAAGACTTAATATAAAATCTTGAATGCTTGGTATTTTGCTATGAAACCACTCAGCAATAGCCCCTAATTGTGGTATTAATTTTTTACCTAACTCAGCCTGCATATCGCCCCAAGCACCCTTCATTGCTACGATTTTCCCTTCATCTGTTTCTCTTAAAGCCTTATTAGTTCCACCAATTGATTTCTCTAATTTTTTATTTATAAATTCGATTCTCTGTTCTGTTGACATTACTTTAAATAATTTTTCTTCATTAGCTGTTAATACAACACCATATTTTTTTAAAGCGTTGACTTTTCCATTAATTGCTTTTCCATAAAGTTCTCCAATAGCGATAGCGTCCTCTTGTGTTCCATTCAAGCCTTTATCGTAAGCAATCATGTCGTCTAATATCGGCATTGTTTTCTTAATTTGATCTGCATTCATTTTAAATACAGCTAATCTACTTGCTCCAGCAACTGCAACATCATCTCCAACTACTCCAACATCTTGTAATGCACTAGCTTCATCTTTTAACATTTTAATATGCTCTTTACTTGCATTCGCTTGTTTCATTAAATTCGTTTCGAGCAGTTTATCTGCTTTTAGTTTATCTTTTGCAGCATCTATAGACTGTTTTATAAATACTCCAGCTGCAGCAGTTAAAGCACCAAAACCAATAGCAGCCCATTTTGCTATAGACTTCATACTTGCTTTTACTTTATTTCCAAATGCTTTTATAGAGTTCCCAGCCTTTTTAAGTTTGCATTTTGTAGAGGAGTAGTAAATTGGTCTTTTAAACTAAGTAATACTCCAATAGTTTTAGCCATTTATACCTCCTTTATTAATTCTATATGTCTCTAAATCCATTGTTGCGAGCATAAATAATTTAACTGTAGAATCTAAGTTTAAAAGATACTCTACAGAAAAACCTCTTAATACATAAAAAGAAAGGAATGCCATGTCGGCATCCCTTAAAATTAGTTTTTTATATCATCAGCTTCTTCTTCTACAGCTTTGCTAAATTGCTCATTATCTGTAAGCCCGTAAAGACTTAAGATAAAATTAGATAATTTATTTATTTCTCCCAAATTTTCTTCGAAAACTGGGACTACAACCTCGTAAGGCTCAGCAACTTCATATGCTGCTTGTAATTCCTTGTCTTGTAAAATTGGGCAGTGTTTATATATTAACTTACAATTCGCATTGTAAGCTTCTTCTGTAGACTTGTTATCTGTGCTATCCATAATTTTTATAACATCTCTTGCTTTAAGCTTTCTAACCTCAATAGTTCCACCAAGCACCTCAGAATTAAATAACACAACTTTCATTTTATCATTATTTGACTGTTCTTTTCTTGCTATTAGCATATCTAAAGTAATATTTTTAGCCACTTTGTATCCTCCTTGTTTATATCATATCTATGTATCTAAAATCAGAAAAATTAAAAGGCACCTCTTCTTCTCTAAGTGCCTTGTTTTCAAATTTTAATGCCATTAATTCATTTATTGTAACTCCAGTTAATTCCACTCTTTCAGCTCCGTATGCAGTTGGATCATCTAACTTTGCAACTATCTTAAAGTCTGGCATTTTGCCATTTCTTATCCCTTCTGCTATTAATTTTCCTACTGTAGTATCGATTTTATGCAGAGTCATAGTTCCCTCTCCAGTAAAGCCCATATATCTCTTGTGCTTTCCTAGTTCTCCCATAATATCTACATCTTCGTACTCCAAATTAACTTTAGCCTCAAAAGATTTTACAGAACCTAATTCTTCACCATCTAGCCATACAGCACCAAATGAACCTCTAATTATCTTGTTTTTATCCATTTTATTAGACATTATTTACCTCCATTTCTTAGAACATATTAATTGTAAATTTAAAGTCTTCTACAGCATTTAATATCTTTATATTTGCTTTCATAAATACTTTCTTTTTAAATGCAGTTTTCTTAACTTTTTCATCTTCCCATTCAGCAACTTCTGCTTTCCCAACTCCAAGCCATGCTAGTCTTTGTGCTTCCACATCTACTTCAGAGTAGTTATCATATTCTTTATCCAAGATATCTTCTCTTTCAAGTTCTTTGAAATAAGCATTAATTGCCGTAAAGAAAAGGACTTGATTATCATATTTATTCTTGTATTTTCCAATCCATTTTTTGAATGTAGAGTAAATATCATCTCTCATTAAGTCCATAGATTCAATGATTATGATATCTTTCATATCCTCTGTTTCGTCTTGTGTTATTTCTTCTAAAGACGTACAACCTCTAGCAACTCTTATATCTCCTTCATCTTTATATAAGCAAAATCCACCTTTATCGATAGTATCATCAATGTCATTGAATATTGATACATCTTTTAAATTTCCACACAAGAAAGATGTAGCACTTCTTGTCATAGGCAATCCAGCTAACATTCCAAGCACAGTTGGGACATATTGCCACCCATCAACTTCTCCTCTATTGTCTACGAATGTAACCTTATCATTCATTAGATTTACAATTCCCTTGTTGTCTGGCTTTGTAGCTTTAAATACTACAGCTTTATAAGTTTTCCCAGCCTTTCTTACAGATTTAATCCAAGAAACAAGTGTTGCAGTATCTCCATCTTTTCCATCATATCCCAATCCTAGCCAATTTACTCTCTCTTGAGCAACTTTTTTAAGAGTATCTGTAAGTGTTCCGCTTCCAACATTAAACACGAAAACCTTATTTGGTGTGTATTCAAAAGTGTCTTTTACTAATGCTACAGTGTTTGCAGTATAATCTGTATCTTTTATATCTGTTATATCTTTATAGACTTTAACATCCCAGTTTTTGCTAGGCTCTTTAACTATTAACCCAACAATACCAAGTTGACTTCTCTTAACTGCTGTTACTGCTAGCTGTTTAAAAATTATTTCAATTTTTGGTAATCCCATTTTACCCTCCTATTTCCTATCAAATTTATACTCTAGTTCTTCCATCATTTCAGCGTTTATGTCATTTTCTATCTGTTCCATAGTTATGCTATCAAAACTTGCAATAAGTACTCCATCATCAGTTTCTTCAAATTCAATTTCGTTAACTGGGATAGCAAAAGTTTCATTAACCCACAAAGTGCCTAGAAATGCATTTTCTATTTCATCGGAAATTTTTAATCTTTCTAGTCTCCCTTGTCCTATTTTTGTACAATAGAAATAAATTCTTATAGTAAAGTTTCTTTCTTTAAAAGTAGTCATAAAAGCACTAGTTTTAAGTCCATCTAACTCTGTACGAAAGCTTGGTCTATTAAAAGCTTCAGATAAATCTTTACTGTCTATATAAATATTTGGAAAAGTCTCTTTTAATCTAGTGTTTACAGCTTTTAAAAGTTCACTCAATTTAATCATCTAAAACCCTCCATTCTTTATTACAGCATCAATAAAATCATCAGTTGCTTTTATAAACTCTTCTTGAAACTCTTTTTGTGCTTCTTCTAAGATAAACTCACCCTTCTTAAATCCATGCTCTTTACCTGTTCTATCCTTGATAATATGCCCTCTTTCGATTAAATGGGCATGTGGAGCAGAATTATAAACTCTAACTGTATCTTCCTCTGAGTTATACTTATAAACTTTCCCTCTTTTGAATTTCTTTAAATAGTTCCCAGTCTTAGATTTAATCTTATTTTTAGCTTTCTTTTTTGCTTTTGCTTTTAACTTATTTCCTTGCTTTTGCAAGAAAGTTTTTACTTCTTTGGGATACTTCTTAGCAAGTCTTAACACTTCATTCTCTAAAGCTTCTAGAAAACCGTTCATAGTTATTCCTCAATTCTGTTGCAAAAAACTTCTATAAATTGATTATCTTTAAAATCTCTGTTATAGTAGATAATTTCGTACTTTGAGCCTTCAAATAAAAAAAACCAATCCTTGTTTAATCCATTTAAAGATTTAACTCTAAATGTAAACTTGAATTGGTGCTGATTTGCTTCTGTGTTAGCTTCTCCATTCTTAACTGTAGAATTCAAAGGGACTATCTCGCAGTAAGCTTTTTTTAATAGTTCAGCTGTTTTTTCATTCTCTCCTAACTCATTCACAGTTTCAACTGTATGATACACTTCCACAAAGTGCCTTAATCTCTTAGTTATATCAATCATAGTTGCCTCCGTTTTGTAACTGTAGCATTAGACTACGACTTGTATAACTTAGATCCTTAGACTCTCTCTGCTCTCTATTGTCATACCATTCTTGTAATAAGACACAAGCTAGAATTTTAGCCCTTTTAACAAATTTTTCTTTTGTTACTTTTGTATCAAAATCATCTATAGCATCTCTTAAGTAATCCACTGTCGCAGTCATTAACGACTGCAACAATGAATCATCCTCATCATAATCAATTCTTAGATAGCTTTTAGCTTCTTCTAAAGTTAATATACTATCCATTTTTACCTACTTTCATTATTTTGTAGCAAGTTCTAAGTAAACCATAGCCTTTTCATCAACTTTCTTAACATCGAATCTTTCAATTGCTCTGATGTAAGTTGCATTTTTAGTGAATCCAGCTTCTTTAGATATTGCTAATTCAAGTCCTTCTCTATCGAAGAAAGTTGCAAATTCTGTTAAATCTCCAACGAAAACTGGAGCTTTTGTAGTATTCATTGGCAATAAAGTATCAGGTAACACTACTATTTTTCTACCTTTAAAGATTTTTTGTGTCGTATTTTGTAGATTTAATTCTAAAAGTGGTCTATTTTGTTTGTCTATTAAATCCAGTTTGGTTTGTAATTACTATTGCATTTGCAGAAACTGCTGGATCTAAATCTACATTTAATGCAGTATTTATAACTGTATAATCAGCTGCTGGTTTTGGAGTTAATGTTTTCAATAAGTCTACAATCTTTTTATTTTCTGTATTTGTAGCCTTTTTAGTAAATCTTTTCCCAATATAAGCAGTTAAATTAGCAGTTTCATCTTCAAGTAAAGTATTTGAAACTGGTATAATGTCTCCATAATCTGCAACATTGTAAGTAACTTGAGAGAAATCTATATCAGATTTACCAATTTCATTAAGTTCTTCAAATGCGATTAATTCCCCTGTTCCATCTTTTTCGATAGGCATTGTACCTTTGAAAGAATGAACTGGCAATACATTACAATATTCTTTTAAAACAACTAAATTTCTTCTTAACTCCTTAATTGTTTCAAATTGTTCTAAAGGCACTAAATAACCACCTTTTCCGTCAGTTGCTTCAACTTGACCTGGTGTACCAGCTGCATTTAAAAATGCTCTTTCTTCTTCAGTTACAGATTTTCCAGTTAAAACTCTGTTGAATATTCTTCTTTACTTCTAATTCTTTTTTGTCTGTAGTAGTCATAGTTTCTAATGTTTCCTCCATTTCTATTTCTTTAATTTTATTTTCTAACTCTTTTAATCCTGCAAGTTTTCCGTGAGCTTCTTCAATTTTTCCATCATTTTTTAAAGCTACAATTTCATTTTTTAAATTTTCTAATTCTTTTTTCATTTCTACCGATTTTTTCATAGTTTTAGCCTCCAATCATCATTTCAATTTCAATTTCTTTTTTTAGGTTTTCTATTCTTTCAATTTCTTTTTGCTCTTTTAACTTCTCAATTTCTCTAATGTTATTTAAAATTTCATTAGGAATTTTGTTAAATTTTTGCTTTGTATCTACGTAATTTAAATACTTTGCAGACTTATCAACAGTC